TTCGCCTTGACTTATATCGTATAGCGTCATAGCAAACGCTTCATCTTTTGTTAATTCATTCATTATAATACTCCTCTTAATACATATTGGTCTAAGTCTACTCCTTCTGTTTGAAAAAAGTGTTTATAATTACTAACTCCTTGTTCAAACTTTTCTTTACCTTTTGCGTAGAACTCATCACTACATTCAAAGATAGCAATATCTAAACTACCTTTGTCAATAGCTATAAATACAAAATCTTCTACTCCAAACATTTCACGATATAACCACGCTTGTAAATCATAAGAATATTTATCTGCTGAATAACGAAAGTCTTTAATACCGGTTGTGGTTTTTAAATCAATAATAGTATTGCCTTTTAATATATCTGCTTTTGCTCTTATTGGTATTCCATCAATCATTGCTATTTGTGGTACTTCATATTCTGCTTTTGTTAAGTATTCTTTTACTGCTTCGTTTCTTAATAAAGCATCGCATAAACGTTCTGCTGCTTTCTTTTCGTTTTTAGTGTAAACTTCTTTTCCTGTTTCTTTTGCAAGTTTGTATTCTTTACTTGCTTTTGTTGCAGCGTCTACAAATATAATATCGTCTAACTTTTCAGGTTCTAATATCATTGTGTGAAATAGTCTACCATCACGTAACGCTTGTGTTTCACCACTTCCGTATTTGGTTGTAAAGTAATACGTTTTAGGCGAAGATATTAATGTTTTAATAGTTGAACTACTTAATGCGTTTTGCCCCAAGTAACCATAATAGAAACTATCATCGTACATATTAGAAAGGATTTCTTCTTTAGTCCATTGTTTGTTATCAAATGTTGTTATCATATTATCTTATTTTTATGTTGTTTAAATTGTTCATTGTTTCATCGTGTCTTAAAACTTCTTTTATTTGTTCGTAATACAAATCTGATTCGTTCCATTCTTCTAATAATAGCTTTTTAATATTACGCAATTTGTTTTTCATATATGCGTTATCTAAATCTTTGCTTAATTGAATTAAGATATCTAAATCGTTTATAATTTCTGTTTTCATTAGTTATAAAGTTTATCGTAAATTGTTTCTAATATTTCTTGTTCGTCAGTTTGTGATAGTATCATTGTTATGTCTGTACCTTGATAAAGTACTTGCATAATAATAACATCAGGCACTTGGTCGCCTTTTACTTCTACTGTGTGGTAATCAACTTGAATTTCTTGATTACGATACTTAAATGTTTCCATATACTTGTTTTTAATTGTTTCAACAAATATATAACTTATTTTTTACTTATTAACATTTTAACAAAACTTTAACATAAAAAAAGTAGGTGTTACCCTACTTATTATTTTCAATCCATTGTTCTTGTAACTTTTCGTGGTGTTCTATTTCCCGCATCAAGTAGTTTAATGCCTTTCGTAAGTCATCAAGTTCGTTATCTTTTTTACCTGCTCGTGCTAAATACTTAACTATATTTCCACGATTAAAATTCATATCGTACATTTTACAAAAGTCTATAACGTCAATTCTTGATTCTGTCATATAATGCATTGGTGTTATCTTGCTCATTAGTCTATTTTTAAAAATTCTGCTTCAGCGTATTCTTTGAACCATTCTTTGTTATCGTTGTACTTTTCAATTATTGCGTCAATCATAATTAATTCGTCAAGTGTTGAAGTACTTAGTTTAGTAACCAAACTTTCAATCTTACTTAAAATGTTTGTAGTCATTTCAGGGTCGGTTTTATAAATACTTGTGTATTCTTTATGTACAACACTTTCCAAGTCTTTGTTTAGGTTATTTATTCTATTCTTAATTTGTTGCTTATATTGTATTGTAAAGCGTAAATTTTCGTTACATTCTAAAAGCAGTTGTGAAAGTATAACTTGCTTTAAATATTCTAATTGTATTGGGTTTTCTATTGCGCTCATATTTCTTTTAATATATTATGTGGTTCAATGTATAAATAACTAACTTCTTTTGATACTTTATGCCTTGTGCTAAAATGTGTTGAAGCAGGATTCTTGCTGTTTGTTTCCCAAATTGGTTCTACTTTCAATAAGTTCCAAAAATAGATTCCTTTTGGTGTTGAGTTAACATAAATTGGTATATCTAAATGTTTTTCGCATTCTTGTAACATAGCATCATACTTTTTCTTTTCTAAAAGCATTTCGTTAAAATGTTTTGTTCTGCATTTTAATTCAATACGATATTTAAATTGCGGCGAATAACAATCCCATCTTGACATTTGATTTTTAGACTTAACCAAATCCTTGTATATGTTTTCTTTTAACCAAAGGAATAAATCCTGCTCGTTCCAACTATGCATTTTGCGTGTCGTAAACTCTTTTAAGGTCGTTTATTTTATCTCTCCAACAAGAACCACAATTTGAAGGTTGTATTTTTTCATTAAATACATTCTTGTAAATTTCAGTAACCTTGTTTTGTTGCTTCGGTGTTAACTGATTATTAGTTATTGAAAAGAAATTAGTTAACCATTCGTTATCTTCATCGGTTAAACATTCAGCTTGTTTGTAAGGAAACAATTTGTTTAGTAAGTCTTTACGTTCACCACAACCGCAGTCTATTCCTGTAGCTTCCGAAATTGCTTCTACTACTGTTTTAATTCCTGTTGCTTCAGTGATTTTTTCTATTGTATCACCAAGCCCTTTTGATTTTCTTTGTCTTGCCATTTTTTTAAAGTTTTAAGTTATCGTAATCGTCTTGTAGTAATCTTTTAAGTTTTTGTTTGTTAGCTTTTAATGTGTGAAATATAGAAACAAAACTAATACCGGTTTCTTTTGCTAATTTGCGTATTGATGTTTTATTATCTCGGTATAAAGTAAATAGCTTTTTATCGTACCATTCCCAACTATTAACCTCATCTTCAGCTTTTATCCTAAAACTATCCCATTCTAATTCTTGTTCTTCGTTGTAATCGTCTATTAGATTATAAATTTCTTCGTTTAATTCGCATTTATCAATACGCTTTCTAATATTATGAAGTTGAAAGTGTATGTTTCTAATTATTATAAAAACATAACCACGATTTGGTTTGTCGTTAGTAAACATTTGTTGCTCGGTAACTTTGTATTTATGCAGTAGCAGGTACATTTCTTGTACTATATCTTCTGCAAAATCTTTGTCAAACACTTCAGCAAGTTCTACCCAATCTTTGTGATACTTTGCAACTCGTTCTAATATTTCCATTTACCAATATATGTTAATTGACAAAACACCTAAAAGGATTTGAATAGTATAATATTTTTCTTCATCTTGTTCGTCACAATCATAAAGAACACCTACCATAAAACCTTGTATTGATGCTATTTGAATTTCTTTTCCTGTTTGGTCTGCCCAAAGTATTAAAGAAACTATTAACCCAAGAATTAAATAAATCATATTAATATAGTTTAGCAGTTATTTTTCCAACCTTTTTTTCTTTTGCCGGTTTTAAAGCAATATTTATTTCAACGTTTGTTAATTCATTATCTAAATTTAAAATTGATTTGTAAGCACCTTCGATAGCGTTCCAATCAATAATAGAATCAACCTGCAATAATTGTTCTATCATATCTATTTTAAATACAACATCTTTAAAGTAAGATAACAACTCGCTATTATCGGAATTGTAAACTAACATTCTTGATGTGCTTACTTTTAATTCCTGTAAATGATTTTTAATTGTCAAGTTTTCCATTGTTCAAATTTATTAATAAGTTATTAACATTTTATGTCTTTTAGTATATCGTATAAATCACCTTCAACTTGCGGTAAACCAAAATTGTTTACTTTAAAATTAAAATCTTCAAAACTTGCGTTTCTACTTCTTTTACAACTTACTTTAACAAGCTCTTTATTTACTGTGTTTAGCTCTAATTGTATTTGTGTTTCTGCTTTCTTTTCCAAGAACGACCCTAAATGTCCTGTTGGTTTATCAGTTCCAAAGTTTGAGTGAATAACAGTAACTATGTGACAATTTAATTCTTTTGACCAACGCATTAAATGTTGTGCTACTTCACTTGCTTGTTCTATGCTATTAACATCGGAACATAAATCTGCAATACCATCAATAATAACCAAACCAATATCTTGACCTTCTAATTTATCATAAAGTATATATTCAATAAATAAAACTCGTTCTTTAAATCCTAATTGTCTTAATGCGTAAGTATGGTATTTATCATCTTTTAAACCTGTCATTTGTAATGGTCTTTTAAAAACCATTGAAGCGTGAAAGTTTCCTTGCTCGGTGTCAAAATGTATAACGTGTTTATCTTGCCTGTTTCCTCTTAATTTACCACCAAAGCCCTGTAACTCGTTTTTCATATAAACTGCGCTTAAAAGCGATATAAAGAACGTTTTTTTTGATTTAGGTGGTGCTTGAATAAAACTAAAGTTACCATAAGTTCCAATAGGAATTGGATATGTTTTGTAACCATCTTTTGTTTCGTATTCTTTTTCACCAAAAGACAAAGCAGGTATTGGATATTCTATTTCTTTTTCAGGGTTAATGTAGCAATCTTCTTCAAGCACTTGCATCATCATTCTATTTATCGTTTCTTGTTCTGTCATTACTCAACTGTTATTTCAATATCATTACAAACTGAACTATTTTTAACAAAAGTTCCATTTATCATTTTTCCTTTTCTATTTTGTATTTCATTATAAGCAGAATTAATACAATCCTCAATTTTAAATCCGCATAACTTTGATAAATTAGTTAATACAACAACACAATCTCCTATAGCATCAATTATTTCTGCATCATCATTATTTAATATAGCTTTTGATAATTCGCCACATTCTTCTTGTAATTTTAAATATTGTGTTTTAGGGTCCCCTTTTTCATATATTCCTCTTTCTTGAGCCCAATTTCTTATTTTATCATATACAGAAGTTCTATAGTTAGCATTGTAAAAATTTAAAAATGATTCAATATATATAAATCTTTCATCACTATATTGTGATTTAAAGTTATTTTTTAAAATCCAATCTTTAACATTTTCATCTATAAAATAAATTTCATTTTGTATTTCTAATGTGCTTTTTATTATTTCTTTTAAATTGTTAATGTTTGAATTTTTAAAAGTAATTGTCTGATTTGTTACGTGATACATAATTTTGTTTTTTAAGTTAATTAATTCGTAATATTTGTTTTTGTCTTGTTTAAATCCGTGTTTTTTTTGTAAATCTAATTCAAAAATTGATGCTAATAAAATACTTTTTGTTTTAAATAATATTTTATATTCATTATAACCTTGTTGTTTTATAACTCTATTTTTAATATTGTTAGTACAACCAATTTTATTTTTAGTTTTGTAAATATAAAACATTATACGGCAATTGGTATTTTAATAAAACTATTACAATTATAATTAATAATTTCTAATTGTTCGTTTTTGTATTTATAAGTTGGCAAAATTAATATACTTCTTTTTAAATATTCATCTGCAACTTCTAATTGATTTTTATAAATATGTGCATCAATAATATTTAAACTTAATTTATTCGCTTTATAACCTGTTTTTTCAGAAATATATAATAAAAAAATTGTAAATAATGCAATATCATAAGGTATTCCCGCTATTAAATCACCTGACCTTTGTAATACAAACATATTTAATTTTTTATTTTCTACAAAAAATTGAAAGTATAAATAACAAGGGGGCAATTTCATTTCTTTTAATTGTAATGGATTCCATAAAGAAATAATATGTCTTCGGCTATTTGGATTTGTTTTAATACTGTTTATTAAGCTATTTAATTGATTATAACCATTACTATTAAAATTTAATAATTGATGACCATATACAGGTCCTAAATTACCGTTTTCATCAGCCCAAGAATCCCATATTTTTACACCTGCATCTTTAAATCTTTTAATATTTGTTTCTCCATTTATAAACCATTCAAATTCAGTTTTAAAAGTTTTTTCAAACATTTTTCTTCCTGTTAAAATAGGAAAATATTTTGAAACATTAATTTCTAAGCTTTTATTAAATAAAGAATAACAGCCAACGCCTGTGCGGTCCTCTTTATAAACTCCTTTTTTTATTGTTTCTTGTATTATTTTTCTATATTTTTTTTCGTAATTATACATTATCTAATAAATTATTAAGTGAACCAATATAAGCTACCGCATCCAATAAATTATCTTCTTTATGAGAATTAGATTGTCTTGCAAATTTTAATGCTATTAAAACATTATAAGCATCAACTACAGTTATTTCTTTATTACTAAATTCGGAAGCTATCCTTGCCGTTTTTTTCATTGATTCAATAAAATCTCCGTACATACGCTCTTTTTCTTCAGATCGTAAGTTTACAATTTCGTTTGCTTTTTCTAAAATGTTCATATTGTTTTATTTTTTGTAAATGTATAAATTGTTTTTTTAATATGCAAATTTTAACTAAATTTTAACATAAAAAAGGGAGCTGTTACACTCCCTAATTAATTTAAAACGGTAAATCCACTTCTACTGTTTGTTGTGTTGCAGTTTCTTTTTTAACTGCTTTAATGTTTCCATCAGTCCAAACAACGTTTCCGTTTCCTAAATAGTTTTTAGCTTTTTTAGCTTCACGTTCTTCTTTTGTTTGTGAATCAGTTAACGATACGTTTTGACCCCATTGGTTTGCATCATCGTTAATGTTTAATGTACAGTTATAATAAACTGCTCCATCTTTACCCATTACAAACTTTTCTTTTGGTAGTTTGTCAACTCTAATGCTCAAATTGATAATTGAACTCATAATATTTAATTTTACTTTGCCTACCTTTTTTTACTGTTGTCGGCTATTCAGCTTTATTTAACTTTTAAAAGTTCTTGTTTTGTTTTGGCCGCTAATTTATACTTTTTTTCGATAACTTCAATAGTTCCACCGCTTTTTAAATATTCAATAGCTTTTGTAAATTCAGGTGTGTTAACATTTAACCATTTTTGCTCATCTTCAGTTTGTGCAGTGTTAGCAGTTTTTCCGTGTGTATTAGTTGCATCAGGATCTTGCGTGTCGTCAATTAAAAGTAAGTTACCTAATGCGTATTTTTTACCATAAGAAGAAGCAGAACCATATTGCTGAGGTACTTGCATTCCTTTCTGTTGCAAATCTACTCCTACTATTGCAATAGCTTTTATAACGTTAATTCCGTTATTGTCAATAATACTTGCAGTTGATTTCAATACAGGCGGGTTTTCACAAATTAAACTTTCGTTAATAGTAAAAGATACTGCATACTTTTCATTATAAGGTTTTAACGCTTCTAATATATCTTCTGCAGAACGGAAGTTATATTTTCCAAAAGAATTAAACTTTGATTTGTTAGCTTTAAATTCTACTTGAATTTTAGATAGCTTTTCGTTTAATGTTAAATTTTTCATAATTCGTAAGTTTTTTGTTTAATAATTGTTTTGTACTCTTGTGGGCAATCTTCGTCACATAATTCAAATATATGTGCTTTAACGTCGTTTAATTTTGTTTCAAGTTCGCATATACGTTTTTGTAATGCTTCAACTTGGAATCTTTGGTAATCGATTAAATCTTTCATTGTTTAATTGTTTTTAATTATGAAGCAAATATATAATTAATTTTAATACAAAAATAAACTTTAACAAAACTTTAACATATAAAAAAAGAGTAGTCGCTAAACTACTCCTTCTTCAAACAATTAGAAAACAATCAGAAATTATAATGTAATTTATAGAAATTCTTTTAATTTATTTTTATAGTGTTGTATCATATCTTGCAAATCATCATCAGTGAATTTAACAATTTGTCTTGATTTTAAAACCATTTCCTCAGCTTTATCTAAACCCAAATATTTAGCAAATAAAAACTGTTGACCTTGATTTGAAATATTACAACCATAACATTGAACACCTACGTTGTCTTCGTCCCAACGTGTTGAATAATGCCTACGTGATTGAAAGTGGCCGCATTGTAGTTTTTTATAATGGTCTTTTTTACCACAAGTAACGCATTCAGCTATTTCATCTTTAGCATAACGCAAACGTATGTACTGCGAAAATACAGTATCTAAGTTTTTAACTAAAGTTGAACGTTTGATTTTCATTGGTACAAATATAAAAGATAGCTATTAACATTTATGTAAATAACTTTTGTTTTTTGATTGTAACTTTTTGTGTAGTTTTGCGTATAATAATTAACCAATGCGTTGAAGACTTGCATAACCTAATAAATACGGACGATGCTTGGAACAGGTAAAATATTGAAAATTTGTTTTTCTTAAGGGAACTTTTTATTTCTTTTCTTTTTTACTGTTTTTTCTTTTCTTTCTTTTGTATTTAAATAACTATTTTAAAATACTTTTTAATTAAATAATATATAATTAAAATTAATATAATAAATAAAAATATAAAATACTTTATATTATAATTATCTCTTTGTACTTTTTTTTCTTTAATTACTTCTTTATATTTGATATTTGATTGTTTAGCTTCGTTTTTAACAACTTTAATATCTTTTTTATATAAACTATTATCTTTTTTGTTTTCGTGTCTTAAAACAACGTTAAAATACGTTTTACCATTATAAGTAAATGGTTTTAAATTATCTTTAGCTTCTACTGTAAAAGTATTTAATTCATAATTAAATTTAATTTCTACGTTAGAACTATCAGTTGTAGTTTTAGTTTCTACAATATTTGTTTCAACTTGTTTTTCTTGTTTTGTAATTTCTACTTTACGTGAACCACAAGACGTTAAAATTAATAAGATAAGTAAATATACTATTTTCATATAAAAGTGTCTTAAATGTCTTTATATTCGCTTTTAGCATCAAAACTTGGACAAGCTTTAACTACGCCTTTAAAATCTTTATGACCTTGAACAATAGCGTTAGGAAATTGTTTTTTAGCTTGTTTGATTAAATATAATAAACTTTCTTTTTGTTTTATTGTACGTGTATCTTTTGGTCTACCTGCTTCATCTATTCCACCAATGTAACTAAAATGTATTGATTGCGAGTTGTAACCTTTAACACCGTTTGTTACTTGTTCGTATTTTGCAAGTTCGTGAACAACACCATTTGCATCAATCAAACGATGATAACCTACAGTTTTCCACTTTAAAGTATTTTTCCAATAATTTAAAATAGCTTCTTTTTTAGTATTTGGTTGACAAGCAGTACAATGAATTACGATATATTTAATCTCTCTCATCATTTTTTTTATTTACCAATTCAATAGTTTTCATTATCGTATAAATAATAGAAACACACAATAAGAATATTTTAAGCGTAGCCTCTACATTCGAAAAGCTAACTGCCATCGCAAGTGAATTTAACCCGTATAGTTTCAAATCGTTAATTGACATTTTTAGCTTTCATTAAACGTTCCACAATATTTGTAACTCCCTCAATAGTTATGTAAGAAGTTCCAATAATAACCCAATCAGTAGAAGTTATAACACCTGAGAATAAACCTACAGATGCTACAACAAAAACAGTTAGTTTACGACTTACCCACTTGTTAAGGAATAAGTCTATTTTTTCTTTACTACTCATTGATTATTTTATCAAAAGGATATATAGAATCAGTAACTACTTCATATCCTGCAAAAGTATGTTTAGGATTTTTAACCTCAATAGAGTTATCAAACTTAATTTCGTTTTCACTCATAACATCGTAATGATATCCATCAGCATAAACAGGTGCAGTTATTTCGTTAAAGTCTGCATCGTAAGTACCATTTTCTAAAACGATTAAACCTATCTCTACTATTGCTTGGATTCCTTGTCCGTATGCTAAAGTAATTTCTTTGTCAATGTTTTCTACTTCAATATAAACTTTCTTAGCTAATAAGTCAGCTATTGCAGTTTCTTTGTTTTCGTATTTTAATTTTGCTATGTTCATTATATAGTTGTTAGTGAGGCAAGCTCATCATTTGTTAAACGTGTTTTAAATATAGCTGCTGTTTTAAAATTTGCTGATTCAATAAAACTTGTTCCCGCTCTACTATTTAGATATAAATCAGATAATGTATTAGTGAAATTAAAAGTAGTTGTACTTTGACTAATTAAAGTACCATTAATATATAATGCAGTACTACCACTTTTATAAGCAAAAGCTATCTTATATGACCCTATTGGTTTACTTGAAGAAATAGAAACAGAATTTGTAGCAGCAACCTCAGCATATATAACTCCACCATCTCTAAATATTTCTATTTTATTTGATGAGTTTGGTCTAATGCTTAAAAACATATCTAATTCGCTTATATTTGAATATTGCAAATCTAAAAATATAGTACCCTCTGTTTGACCAATTAAACTACTTATTCCTGTTTTAGAAATAACATCAGCATTACGAGTAACTGTACTTGCTACTGTAGGAATGTATGAAGTAGCGTAACTTCCTGCTTCATTTTGTGCTCCATATATTAATACACCACTTGTTCCATTACCCGCAAAAGTAAAACTTGTTCCATTATTTGATAAACAAATCATTGCATAAGGAATTGTCCATAAAGCTTGACTAATTGTGCATCTATACCAACCATTGCCCGCACTTTGAATTGATGCTGTAAATGTTGAAGTATTTTGCGATATAGTTCCATTTGTTAAATTAAAGAAAACTCCTTGACTTGCTAAACCATTATTATTTCCTAAAAATACATAATTGTAACCATCAGCTTTTACATAACAACTAAAAGTTCTATCTACTAAAGTTAAAACATTTTTATAAATAGTGTGGTCTGTATTGTTTGCATTTGAAACTAATTTACTTGCGTTTTGTGTTCCGTCAGGTGAAATAGCAACATTTGCAGATATAGTAGCATCTTCTAAATTCCAACTTGCATCAGTAAAAGTATTGCTATAAGTCAATAAATTAGTTCTCTGTGGCTCTACCAATATACTCGGACAACTTCCATTAGTGTAATCAATACGAGGTACGTTTAATCTATCAGTTGTAGTAAAATATTCTTTTGCTGAACTACCCGATACTAATTGTGCTCCCCAAACATAAACAGATACAGAACCACTCGACGTTCCAACAGATGGTCTTAATTGAACGTCAAAAGACTCTAAAGCAACTTGACTAACTGAAAATCTTTGCCACGAATCCGTTAAAGTAATAAGGGCGTAAGTATCTGCATTAAATCTAAAACCTATTATTTTTCCAATATCTGAATTTGAAAATGCTTTAATATAAATACTTCCATTAGCAGTACCTGTTAAAGATATATTTTGCTTAATAATAGATATATCTCCACTTGCAGGAGCATTAAACACAATTTTATCAGCAGTTAAAGTCCCATTAGGAGCTGTTGTAGAATTTGCAGTAACAACAGGAACTGAAGCACTACCTACAGATATCTTACTCCACGCTGCATTATCAAACTGCTCAGAATAAGTTAATAAATTATAAGGGCATTCCTCAATAAGTCCCGCACTATTAACTCTCGTTGCAGTTGTTGCTCTCGTTACTACCAAATCACCACTACCATCAGTAGGTTTTATCGAATAAAGTTTGTCTTCCTTATACGCGTTCGGCGTCACGCAAAGTGAAGCACTATCAAATAAACTCATATATTTTCTATTAAATTAATTAAACATTGTTTTGCCTCAAACGTACCGCTATCAGCAGCAACCCTTGCTATGAAATCTATTACTGCATCAATTTCGTTTCCTAATATTTCAGTTTCACCCGACCAACTTACAGAGTAAACACTACCCCAACTAATATCATTGGTGATAGCACCTTGCCCCCAATAAATATCATTGTTATTTACGCCTTGTCCCCAATCTATGTTATTTGCCATTTTCTTTTTTTGTTAAAAATAATTCTAACTTCTTTTTGTTTTCTTCTTTAGGTTTATTATAAGTACCTACCTTTTTTCTTTTTTTCATTACAACACCCAACTACCAAAAAAGTTATCTGTATCAGGATACATATCACCGTTTGAGTTTGAATTGTACTCAGGAAAAGTTGCATTGTTAAAACACATATAATCAATAAAACGTTGCGTATAGTGTTGTGCAATATCACGTTCTTTTTCTACCAAGTAATCTATTTCGTTTTTTTCAACACTTGTAGCGTTTTCCGAAGTGTGTTTAAATACTCCTTTGTTAGCTATTGTATAAGCAGCAAAAGGCAAGTATTGAACCATAGCAAAGTGAATTAACATCGGTTTAATGTAATCAGTAAGTAAGTTCTTGTACTTTAAATTAGCGTTTAAATTAATATCACCGCTAATAATTAACGCTTGAAACTTGTTGTATAAATCAGTTCCTAAATAGTTTTGGATTGTAATATCTTGTGCTATTTTGATATATTGGATAAAGTCGTCAACATCTAAATTTCCATTTAGTATGCTAAACTTCTTTACATCTTCAGTACTTATTAATAATGCGTAAGCCATTTTCTAATTGTTTTTAGGTAAAAATCCTTTGTTAGGCATATCTATTGGTCGTTGTGAAACTAAAGCAGCGTTCTTAATTGTATATCCGTATGCTTCAGCTTTTGCACCTGCTATTATTCTTGCGTTAGGTGAATTAACATCAATGTTTACACCTTCAAAACTTGCGTAAACTTGTTTATTCCATCTATGATGACAAGCTCCACCGCCTTTGTATAACCATATTGAATAAGTGTCAGCACCACGTGGTCCCCACCCTTTGTTAACCGCTTGTTCCGACATTCTTATAATATCTTCTTTTCTGTAAATCTTATTAGCTGATGACATTTTTTGACAAAACAATCTACTCTTTGCTGTAGTTTCACCCGCATAAACGTAACGTGTTATAAAACGTATTCCATCAATGTTTTCGTCTTGTTCACTTTTAGCGTTTGGTCTTGCAGAACCTGTACTTACAAAATTATAAACTTTGCTTAATAAACTTTGTTTTGTTTCTTTATTTAATAATTCGTTTTCTGCATCGTCGGAATCGTAATCTACTTCGCTTTCGTCAATCAATAACCATTTTTCGTTAGGTGTTTCTCCTAAATCTATTAAGTCATTTGCTACTTCATCGTCTAAAGTATTGTCGCTTGAACAACATACCTCGTGAGAAGCCATTTTAACGCCTGTTTCTTCTTCGTTTGTTTCTGCGTTAAGTGTATTTACATCTATAAAATCAAGTGGTTGTATTGTCTTAAAATATAGGTTTAAAGCAATTCCGTTTACTGATAATATTTCATCTAATGCTTCAATGATTTCTAATTGATATGGTCTAATAACAATATTGTCAAACAAACGTGTTGCAGTTTCTATTTCATCTGCATTGTTTCCTAAACCACCGCCTGTGTCGCGAATACCTAAAAGCATTGGTGAAGTAACTCTATGACCAACGATTAACTTCTCAAAACATTCAGTACTTAAATACTGATAATGTGCCGGTGCTTCGTTTAATGGAATATCGTCAACTGTAGTTTTGTTTTCTGCACTTGCGTTAAAAGATACAATTACCTTGTCGCCTTTGCTTCCTGTTAATTTACGTTTAACTTCGTTTGCTACTTCTTGACGCTTTTCTTCAGGTGGTATGTTATTGTTAAAGTTAATTACTTTTGTACCACTAAAACCATTCATTACATCGTTAATCAAGTAATCTGAAATTTCTTGCTCTAAAGTTGCGTATGGTAAAGCACCCGAATAATCTATCGGAGTATAGTAGTGATAACCTGAAACGTATGGTTTAATAACGTATAATTCAACTTCTTTTCCGTTACCAAATTTAAAAGCAGGTATGCGTTTTAATACGTCACCTTTTCTGTAATTTGACCAATCGTGATGATAAAACCACGCTTCAATTTCACCTTTATCGTTACATTTTTCTGCTCTTAACGTGTGCATTGGAAAATGTTCAACTGATTTAACTTTACCATTCAAGTAAATAACCTGCATTGCAGCCATTCCAAGTAACTTACGTTCTAAAGCAACTTTACGCAAACAATCCTTTTTTATAATAGACATCATTTGTGCGTATTCGTTTGGCTTACGATTTGAATCAGTAGCATCGATTCCTTTTCCATAAATCATATTAGCAACACCTGTTATAATAGCGTGATTTGTATTTGAGTACAAAAATCTATCAATAAGGTATTGAAAATAGTTGTTATCTACGCCGTATTCAACGAACTCTTTGTTTTTAGATTCAGTTATAGTTGGAGAATTATAAGCGCTTAAACTTAAAATGTGTACGTTATCCATAAATTATAAATTCATTATCTGAAGTTCTTTGCGTGTAAACGTTTTTGTTTATACTAAATTCTTCAATTATTTGGTTTGTGCAAAATATTTTGTCTCTATAAACTACATCAGTGCCATTTAAAATAGTCAAATTGTAGAATTTGTTTTCTATTATCGGAAATACCAAATTAGTAACTGCGTAATATTTATCAATCGAAAATACGCACCCGATAGTTTCTTCTGTATTTGCTTCTTCATCTCTTAAAACAATAGCATCAGCTTCTAAACCATCAATCGTAGCGTAAAGATTTTGTGCCGTTGCTTGTTCTTTTAAAATTATCATTCTTTTTATTTAAAAATAAATAATGTGTTGAATTGTTAAAACAAAAAAAGGGTAACTAAAAAGCTACCCTTAATTAAATTTAAAGTTGATTATTAAGAACCAACAACTACTGTAAATCCTGCAGCAGTTAACGTGTCACCAATAAAGTTAGCAGGTACTTGTTCTTGTCCTGTTAGCGTTAATGTGTAACCACTTAAATCACCCATAGCACCACCGGTTACGATAGTACCACCTGTAACATCCATTCCGTGGTCTAAACCTGCATAGAAGAAATTTCCGTTGTTATCTTCTACGATAACTTGTGGACGCCCGTAAGCCATTAATTTCAATTCTTTGTGGTCTTTAACTGTTAACTTTTTGAAAGTCAACTCTAATACTTGCTCGAAAAATGTTGTACCATTCTCACGTGAGCTATTTACGTTTTGTGTAAATGTAGAAGCACCTTTTAAATCGTATTTGTAAGCAGTTGGAGTTCCTAATACTGCATCGATTACGTCGGTATTTGTAGCATCGTAAGTATAACCTGTTGCGTCTCCGTAATTAACGAAATAAACCGCTTTTAAGCCACCTACTGAATCTTTACATACTTCTAATCTTCCACTTGATAAATCACAAGCCATATATGTATATTTTTATTAGTTAATTAAAAAAAAGGGTGGCGTTTATTTCACCACCCCTTTGAAGATTATTTGCTTAAAATTAAGCAGGAGTGTAAAGAACGATGTCAGAACCAATTCCGTATTGAACACCTGCAGTAAACCTCATTACTACTCTTACATTTTGAGACCCGTCGATGTCAGCCATATCAATCACTTTCACTTCGTTATGGTCAGATAATAAACCTGTTCCGAAATATAAGTTAGATTTTTCAGCAGCCATCATATAGTTGTTAGCCAATCCGTTTGCAACAAATATTTTAACTCCGTCAAAAGTTAAACTTCCGTTGTTAAACCATTGTGTACCCATTGTGTTAGTACCATTAGCACCTAAACCTGAAGCAGCAAAACCACCTAAAGCACGAACGTAAGCACGAGCAACGTTTTGAGATACATAGATATATAAATCTTCTTTTCCGTATAAAGCAGCAGGAATAGCATCAACTACTTTTCCTAATTCAGCAATAACGTTAGCAGCAGTTACAGCAGTACCAACTACGTCGATAACAGTTGCATCAGCAGTAGCTAAAGTAACGAATCCGTCAAATTGACCTGCAGTAGCAGTAGCACCTCTCCAAATTGATACTTCGTTGTTTTGAGCAGCTTTAGCAGCAACGTGCGCTAATAAGAAATCTTGAAAAGAAGGTGGCATTGAATCAAATGCAGAATATCCCATTTCGATGGCTTCCCAATCGCTGCGGAAATCTTTTTTACACAATTGCAGGTTAATTTGGAATTCCTCAGGGGTGATGATTCTTTCAGTTAAAGTAACTGTAGAAGTTGCATCGAAATCACAAGTAGCATCTTTAACTAAATCGTTAGTTGCTAATTTTTTAATTACTTCTTTAAAAGCAATGTTTGGTTTTACTTCAATACCACCGTTTTCGATAGTAGAGGCAGACAATAAAGCAGCAGAAATATATTTCCCTGCAAACTGACCTGCATAAGTAGTTGTAATAGAAGTTGTAGTCGCCATTTTTTAATTATTTAAAGTTTGAAATTTTGTTTAATACAGAATCAAAAGTTGTTTTGGTTCTATTTTGTGAAAAAGTATGTAACTCTCTTTTAGTTGTAGCTTCAGGATTGTGTGTTAAAGGCTCAGCAGATAATTCTACTTCTTTAACTTCAACTTTAGCTAATTTTAATTCTTCGATTTCTTTTCTTAAAGATTCGATTTCAGCAAAGAACATTTCTTTAGTAACTGATTCAATTACTCTTTTAGGTTCTTTTACTTCGGCCATTTCTTGCTCTACTTCAACTTCTACTTCAGCAGGTGCTTCTTCAGCAACCGGTGCTTCCATTTCTTTGATTTCAGCAATAATACCTTCTTCGGCTACGATTAAAATCATACCATCTTCTAACTTATATTCTCCAACAGGTAAAGCAATTCTATCTTCTTCGTTTACGATGAAAACACTTGCACCTGCTTCAAATACTTCAGCTTCGATAATAGTACCATTCTCTAAAGCCATTTGAGCAAGTTTTACTTCCATTCCCAATAAGGTTTTGATTTGGTTAATTACGTTCGACATTATTTATTTATTTTGATTAAAATCTTTTTGCGTATTCAGCTGATTCAGTCGCCATTTTAGCAACATCAGTTTTCCATTCTTCCCAAGCATTCATAGTGTTTCTTGCATCTTGAACAACAGGTGTATTAGAAGCGTCTAAACCTAATTCTTTTGCAGCTGCTTCAATCTCTTTAATCATTGACCATAAATTAGCAGATAAAGGCATTCCTGATTTTGCGTTAGATGAAAATTCATTAAACTTTTTACCTAAAGCAGATGCTTCACTTTTTAATTTATCTAATTGGTCTTGGTATTTTTGACCTGCTGCTAAATCTTTAGTTACTTTAGCTGATGCAGCTTGTAAATCTTTTAAATTAGCTAACTCAACTTTTTGTGTAGCAAGTTCAGTTTTGAATAATTTGTTGCCTACGGATTTTAACGTACTCATTCGTTTTTTGTTTTAAAATTAATATTATAAAGTTTTGTTATATTTTTAACAATTAGTTACTAACTCTTACGATAGTTCTTGGCTCGTTAACATTGTTAATTAATGATTCACCACCTTGTGAAAGTGTAGCACCAATTCCTTGATTTTGTAAATCACCATTGCAACATTCTTTACTGTAGGTACTGTCCGCACATAGACAACCTCTGTTTCCGCCCTTTGGGCTTGTTCTGCTTTTAGTTTGTTTGCTCATATTAGTATTTATTGTTTTGTGTTCTTTGAATAAAATATATTACATCGTGTATATTTCCTGAATGACTTGCTTTGATTTTAACGCTTAAACCATTTGTTACTACGTCTGAATCAGCATAGTATTGAAAAGTTTTTGCGTAGGTATGTTCAACGTTGTTTCCTTTTGGAAAAGTAATTGTATCACGTACCCTATCGTAAGGCGTTCCATTGCCACCTTCAAGATAAATATCAACGTGTCCGTTTGCGTTGCTTATTTGTGCTTTAAATGCTATTGTAACTATATATACATCGTTTTCAAACTCTGCTCTTAATTTATTTCCTGAATAATAATCTATTGCAGAATTTATATTTGTGTCAATTACAAAACCTTTATTGTTTGGAACTGTAAAAGCAGTTGTAGTAAAAGTAAAAGGTGAAGCATTTGTATATTGTGTATCATCATATCTTGCCCAACCTAAACCCATATTTCCCGATTGAGGTGGATATACTCTAACTTGTTCGCCATTAAAACCCATAAATAATGCTTCATCGGTTACAAGCATAGCACCTTGTTCGATATTTACATTATCGACTTCGGTTTGAGTTGTTTCTTGAACGTGAACTTTATAAGCGGTATTATTCGTTGTAGCCATTAAACGTTATTTAAAATTTGTTTAATTTTTTCAATTAGTTCTTCTTCTTCAGTAAGTACTTTGCTTAATTCTTTTTTCTTTTCTAATTGGTCAGCAAAATGTCCTTCTAAACTAAAACCTTTTACCTTGCCTGTTTTAACGTAGTCGTTCCAAATTTCGTCATTGTCTACTTTTATACTTGCCATCCAAGTACCAAGCGGAACATTTAAATTATATAACGCACTTTTATCTTTAGTTAAATCTTCAACTATCCAAGATTCAACAACTGTTAAACCTTCAATAACTTTTGAATGCTCTAATGTTGAATTGCCTTGATTGCCATTCTTTAAAAACAATTGAGACGCTTTTACAACAGTATCTTTTGAAAAATATATATAGTATTCATCTTCGCCATTTCTTCGGTAAATTGGCTTTTCAGGAATTAAAACCGCACCCATTAAAATACGTTTCTCTTTATTTATTTCAGCAAGTTTAATTTCTTCAGATTTTAACGCTACAAAATCGGATTCAATAGCAGGTGATTCAACTACGCTAATAGCTTCTACACCTTGCATTTCTTCTTTGTCGTCTATAATTAATTCTATTAGATTCATTTGTTTTATTTTAAAAATTAAGTTTTAATTAAATTGTTTTTTTGTAAACAAATTTGTTTATATTATCCAATACTTGCGTTTCTTACAATAGATCTATCTAAAGCCTGCTGAGTGGTTACGTTGTTAGCAACTACATACGCTTGAACGGGTTGTTGAGCGCCTAACGTTTGTGCAATTTGATTAACTCCGCTATTGCCTACAACATTAAAACTTGGAGCTGCAGCTGCACCACCACCTGCGCCACTTATTGAAGGTGCAGAACCACCACCACCACCTTTTGGAGTCTTTACAGATAATATTTTTTTAATATTCATTAAACCACCTGCTACAGCAATACCTGCATAAACAGCACCTAAAGCAGGGGATGCTACAGTTGGAACAGGCAAAAACGCTGATTCATAAGCCTTTTGTGCTGTACTATAAGTTGAAATAGCAGTTGATGCTACTGCAAAAGCCTTTCCTGCAGTTGTACTTTCACCTGCCAATGCGCTCATATTTTGCAAAGCATTACCTATACCTTCTAATTGCGCTTGTTTAGCTTGTTTTTCTAATTCACCAATTTGTATCCTTGCATCAGAATATTGTTTTTCAATAGTTGTTCTTTGTGCTTCACTTAATGATTTATCTTCTAACAATAAACGTTCTTGTTCTATTAAAGCGTTTCTTTTAGTTTCAAAACTTAATGCTTCGTCGTCTATTAATAGTTGTTGGTTTTCTATTGCTTTTGTTCTTTTAAATTCAGCAATAGCATCTTCAGCTAATAATATTTGTTGGTCTAATTCTTGTTTCTTTAATGCGTATGTATTTTCAGCATCCACTTTGGCTTGTGTACCTGCATTTGCAGAATCTATAACATTTTGTAAATTTTTTAATTCAATTATTTTGTTTTGTTCTAACGCATCTTTTTTAGCTTGTAATTGTGCTTCTTCATTTTTAATTCGTTCTGCATTAAAGTTAGCCTCATTGATTGCTAATTGTGTTTCAGCTTCTTGTTTGGTTTTAGTTAAATCAATAAGTTCTTTATTTAAAGCTAAATCATTTGCTTTTTGTTCAGAACGCAAACCTTCAATTTGAGCTAAAACTCCTTCACGATTACCTAAAGCAGTTGTTAATGCTACTTGATTTTCAATATTGTTATTTTGTGATAAAGTAGAACGTGCAGCAGCTATCTGTGCATCAGCTTGTCTTAACATAGCTTTTTGTTGATTTTCTAATACATCTTTTAATTGATTATTAGCTTTAATTCTATCTTCAACACTATTACGTTCTTCATCACGAACTTGTCGCAACTTCTCAGCTTGTCTATCGTATTGTTCAACTAAACGTGCTTGATTTGCTTCAGCTAATTTTGCAGTGTTTTGTAATTGCACATTTGCTTTAGCTTGGGCAATAGCACCTGATACTGATATTTTAGAAATACCATCAACGCTACCTTCAATAACTGCACCTACTTCGCTAACTGCTTTACCGATGTTATTAGCAACTTGTTTACCTGCGGCAACCGCATCAGTTCCTACTTCTTTTAAACTACCTTTAGTTTCATTTATACGCTCAGTAAGTTTCTTAATTGTTTTTGGATCTTTATCACCAAACAAAGATTCTTCCCAAGCTAAACGAACTTCATCGATAGTTAATTTAATTCCGTAAAATGCTAATTTTAAAGGTGTTAAACCTAAAGTTAATAAACCACCTATTGTCTTTTTTAAACCTTCAAAACCATTTGTAGCACTACCAACTTTTTCAACCATTGAAACAATTATGTTCGTAACTTGTGAAAAGATATTTGACACAGTACCCATCACAACTGCAAAAGTATCAGCAACCTTTTGATTGCCCATAAATACTTCTTTTAAAGTACTTAATGCACCAATGATCAAACCAATACCCATAGCTTTAATAGCTAAACCTACGCCTTTAAAACCATCTGCTAATGACTTGGTAGATTTTTCAGTATCTTCTGTAGCTTTCTCAATGTTGTTAATAGACTTGGAAGCAGCTTTGCCTAAATCTTCAAATTGGCCCGTTAATTTTTTTACGTCTTTTTCAGCGTCAGATGCATTTACATCAATTTCTATTGTTTTCTTAATTGCCATTTTATTGTTTGTTTTAATTCTTTAAAGTTTTCGGGCATCTTGTATTTTCCTTTTGCTATTGCAATCGCTTCGCTATCTTGTTCGTTTAACAATGGTAGCATTTCTAATATAAGTTTAAGCATCCTGTACTATTATTATTCTATCATCTAAATTACTAACTATTGTTGCAATACGTTCGGGGCCTATATTTGCTTTTATTTGCACATCAACGTAGGTATCCCCATTTGTTAACGTTGTTATTAATCCCTCAGGATCAGATTCTATTGTCCAAATTAGCGGGTTAATTGATGTAGTATTAAAACGTAAAATTTGAACTGAATTGTCAGTTGTTCTTATTGTACTATTATTATAATTAATACTTCTAAAATCTTGTATTAATTCAAAGTCACTTTCAAACGTTGTTAAATCAGTTGTAAATTGGTTTATAATGTATCTTTTATCACGTATTACAATTCTGTCGTTTAATTTTAAATTCAATAACTCTAAATAAGGCAAACGCATTTTAACTTTTACCAATCTTGATTTTAAACTATAAAGGTTATTTAAGTAATCTAAATAATAATTAGAAAATAAAGTTCTGTAAACATTTTCAAAATATACAGTACTAACTTCAACTCCCCAATTCAATGTGTTAGTTTGGTTTCTATTTACATTAACATCAGCTCCGAATACATTTGCGTAATTAAAACTAATAGGAGTGTTTATACCATCACTAAAGTACCAATCAACATCAAACGTTTGTCCACCTGTAAAATATAAAATAACTCCTTTAGGTTTAAATGGTTTTAAATCAGGTTTAAACGCATATCCTACTTGAGGTAAAGAAGTAGTTGATATTGTATTATTCCAATTATTAAATAATAAATTCTCAAATGGTAACTGTATTGTGTAATCACCACCGTCGTTAAAGAAAGAATAATTTAAATCACCATATTCACGAGCATTTCTGTCATAGAAAGTTCTATTTAAAACACTCTCATTTTTTTGGTATTTAAAATCTATTTTCTTGTATGGTTTTACTCTGTCAAATTGAAAATCAGTAGTTGTATATCCGCTAAAATCTTTTATTTTTCCTAAAAAATACCAATTTTCTAATTGCTCAATAGTAAAGTTTACACCATCTTCGCTATAACAAGTTAAGTTAAACATTTTTAACATACCTGAAAAGAAATCACTTACTTTCATATCAGGTGCAATAAATGATAAATCCATTAAGTTATTCATAAGTATAGAACCACTATCACTAAAAGTAGTTATTAATCCATCGGTAGGTTGAATTGGGTTACTTACAATAAATTTATTAGCAGTATAAGTATAGTTAAAAGTAGGAGTAGAAGCACTAAATGCTTTTTTAATTGCAAAAGAAAAAACTCCTGCACCTGTTTGTGTTCCTAAAGTATAGCTTATTGAATCAGTAACACCTTGAACAGAACCAAAGAATACATTATTTTTATAAACTATTAATGTCATATCAAATGGTGTAGCACTTGTAACGTTAACAGTAAATGTTCCACTATCTTCAAATCCTACTGCAGTAACTGTATTGTTTGTAGCATCAGCGTAAAAGTTACCATCATTTTCAGTAACTTGTATTTCAATTTTACGTTCAGCAGTTGTCATTGTGTACGTTTCAGCTTCGTTATTCTTAAGCCACAAATATGCTTTTGTAAAACGTTCATCGTTTAAAAATACACCATTAAAGTTTACATTGTATCTTGTTTCAAAAGCATTAAGTATTAAAGGCAATTTTATTGCAGGGAATAACTCATTATAAACTATCGGATAACTACTCGATGTAGGTGCTTCAGGGTCTGCTGAATTCCAAGTACGTTTTGAACTAATCAAAGGAAATAATACATCAGTTTGTGAGGCAGATAAGGCATTTGTAACTAAATCTTGTACTAAGTCACCACTATACGAAATCGTGTAATCATTTAACTCTTTTACATCCTGTAATTTCTCATCACCGAACTTATCTATTAAACTCTTTAATTCTCCATAGAAAGTTAGCTTATAATCCTCTACTCTGTTATTCTTAATAGTAGCTCCCTCTAATTGCCATCTACCAATACGAAAAGTTTGTGTGTCGATTTCAATATAACCACTATATCTTATGCGTTGGTCAAAAGCATTGTCTAAACTATTCTCGTACCAATGTTTAAATATTTCGTTATTGTTTGCACTTGCAGGAATAGTAAAACTTTGCGAGTAGTCAGTAAATATTTTTGAAATATCGCTAATATTTTGAATCGACGAAGTAACAGATATTTTTTCATCTTCAAATAATTCAATACGATTGTAAGTATTTAATTCTGCAAAGCTACTGCCTAAAGATTCTATTGTACTTGTTAAACAACTACCTGCTTCAAATGTACCACCATCAGCTTCAACTCTATTTATAAAGTTGGTTAACGTAGCAACATCTGCGTTCTGATATTTAGGAGTTTTAATAAATAAAGCTACTTCCATTTATATTACATCGTTAATTAGTCCGAAGTTGTATTCAAATTCTATTTCGTAATTGATAACCTTATTGTTTAAACTTGTTTTCTTTTCGCTTGTCTTGCTTTTTACTACTGCAGGTTTACCACCTAATAAAACAGTTTCACTTAAAAGCAAATCTTGAATCAACTCAAAGTAATTTTCATCAACCCAACCTGTATTACATTTTATTGATTGTTTACCTTGATGATTAAAACGCTTTCTTTGCCCTTGTAAGACATTATAATCTATACTTGAAGGTAACATATTAAATTCTTTAAATTCTGTTTCTATTGCTTCCGTAGACGCTTTAAAAAACGTTAAGAATTGCCAACCACCAAAACGATTTACAAACGTACAAATAACAGGTGTGTATTTAGGTTCACAAATTATTTCTGATTTAAACTCAAAGTAATCGTCCCCATTAACATTTGCAGTTAAAGGTATTTTATACATAGTATCATTAGCAACTGTTAAAGTACCATAGCCTATTATATCATAAGTTCCCGCTTCATAAAACACATTTACATAAGGTACAACCGAAGCCCATTTTTGAAAAGTAATAGCAGGGTTAACTAAAGGTTTTACAAAATAATCGTTATATTGATTATAACCTATTGAATAATTAGTATATCCGTTTAAACAAATAAATGTTTCGTCTACAACTTCTACATCGTCTGAATAAGAAATTACTCGCATATAACACCAAGTATTTACATTTTCTTCAGTAGGTACACTAACAACTACAGGTGAAATAGGTTTGATAAATTCACTTGCATAGTTTGCTACATTCCAAGCTAATTTGTTTTGGTTTGCACTTGGTACATTTTTAGTCAAAGTATAATTTGGAGTTGTAGGTTCTGTAGTTCCTTTGTTCCAAATAAATATTTCAAGTTTTCCTGTTAATTGTCCTGCTTCGTCTACTTCGATAAAGTAAGGGCTTCTGATAAATATTTTCTTCATTATTTTGTAATTGTATATTTTAAAAATTGTTCTATATCTAAACCATAGGCTTCAACTAATTCATCAGGTAAACGTTCAAATGCTTTTTCAAATGGTTTTGTAAAAAATAAACTTGGCTTAATTCCGTTTTTAAATATTCCACGTGTAATTAAAAAAGCAGTTGACTTATAAGACATAAACTTTCCATTCTCTTTTCTAAATTGAAATCTACGTTTTGTTACCCAATCTTCAATAGGTTTTATAGGTGGTCGTTTACTTTTATAGCTAAACGGAGTATTGTATTTCTTTTTTGTACCACTTACACCTTGATCTTGAAACATCCCGTAATCTTCCATCAAGAAAGTCATTCTAAAACTATTAGCGCTTACTTCAATATCAGCATCTAAACTATTGTATAATGCTTTTGTGTTTGTCTTTCCGCTTTTAGATAAATTGCTTCTACTCTGCTGAATAACATATTTAGCAAAGTCGTTTAGATATTTATATGTTTGTTCTTTATTTTGCATTTAGCAAATAGTAATATTGTTTCTAACTAATACATCAAACGTAACCGCCCAACCCGCTAAATCGTTTTCAAATCGTTCGGTAAAAGGCTCAAACGTAGGAGTGCCTGTTAACTCCCAAAAGTCACTACGCAAATCACCACGATTCAATCTATTTAAAACTCTTGTGCCTACTAACATTTGAGTATTCCAAATATCAACCTTATTATCTACTTCTTCTTTTTGATCGATAATATCCATTAACAACATTGTAATATTAAAAGATAACACATTGCCTTGATGCGTTGCTTGATTAATAATAATGTGACTCAAAGGAAACATTGTTTGTTTGTTTAAATCAACTGCGAATATATCACCTTCGGTAACCGTGTTTACAAAAGGTTCTTCTAATAACGCTTCTTTGATTTCTCTAATAATTCTATACACCATTTTTTCTTATGTTTTTAATTTCTATTTCTGTTTTTTCCTTTTCAAACATTAACCAAGTCATTAAAGTTGTGATCGGTAGTTTGGTAACTGAATTGAATCGGAGAATATCCCCTTGAGCTGCTGCGTAAATTGATTGATACAAACCCCATTTTTTTC